TAAGATATAAGAATCCAGCGTAGCGACTTCTTGTAAATGCTCCAGAGTTTCCGTGCTCATCCGTGTTATCTGAGTGAATTCTTGCATAGGCTCCTGGCTCCCACTTTTGTGTGTGATACCCAATCTTAGATATAATCTTTGGATCAAGATCGTGAACTGATGCTATTGCCTCTGGCATCATTTTTTCAATGTCTGAAAAGATTGTTGGGATAAGGCCAGCATCTAACACTTCTTGATCGTTGTCTTGTGGAAGGACAGAAGAGTATGACTCATAAAAAGATATTGGCATCCATGAAATCTTTCCATTGTCTGCTTGTGCATCAAGGGCCTGTATCATTTTTTGACAATCTTCTTTACTTATAAAGTTTTCATAAACAACAATATCTTTTGTTATTCTTTTTTTATTATTTAAATTCATTTTATTCTGTTTACCTCTCCTGCACTTTTTCTTGGCGGAATGCCAGCCCAAAAGTTTTTTATAATTTCTGTTTGCATTTCTTGCCACACTTCTTTTCCAAAATCATTTTCTTTGTCAATCCATTCTTGAGAAGCATCTTCGTACTTCATCCAGTACATTCTGGCAATATACTTATTTTCTTTTCTTGGAACCATAACCCCGTGTAGGTAAACTTTGCCATCCTTAGTTAGTATGTCTGGGTGACCTGAAGGAAAAACTAAAACGTCTCCAGCCTCTGGCTTATACATATAAGCATCTTTGCCAACAACAAAATCAATTTCTCCTCCCTCATAATCATCATTAAAGTATGTTAATGCCGTTATTACAAACTTGTTTCCTGGGCTTTTAATTGGCTCTCTTACATAATCAGAGTGGTAGACCAATCCTATGGAGTCTTCAATGTCTGTTCTATATCTTGCAATTGAAGGCCCATTACTAGTCCAAAGTTTACGAGTTGCACCATCGTGATCTTTTACTAATGCTTCCTCATCAAACTCAACATTATGTTTGGCTATATAATCTTTTGTTGCTAAATGAAAATTTTTAAAAACTTCTAAAATTGCAAGTTTTTGTTCTTCTTGTTTTGGGCTTGCAGTTTCTACTTCTTTTTCTATGTAATCCATAGTCATCGTGTGTGGATGATCTTTAAATAAAGGATTAATGTATTGACCAAAAGAAGCCCACTGGGTCCATGGACTAAACAAGCCTTCTTCGTCTTCTTCTTTTAACAAAGATGTTGTTTTAGATATATCTTTAAAAAGATTTTTATATACAAATATATTTGGATATATCTCAATATGCTCTACAGGCTGTGTTGTCATGGTTGTCTTTCTCCTGTGTGCTTTGTTATCTCCCAAAAGAAAGGACAGGTGTATCTAATACCACTTTTAATTTCTGTTACTCCGTGAATATAATTTTTATCCCCTGGGAAAAAATATGCTGCACCCTTTTTAGGCTTAAACTGAATTCCTTGTAATGGGAAATATAGTTCTCCACCTTCATAGTCTTCATTTAAATAAAACAGACTTGAAAGATCGTAGTTTGGAAAATCATTTGGAAGACCTGCATCTGGTCCTTCATGAAGTTCTTTATCTGCATGCGGATTTTGCAACTGTCCTGGTAGCCATCTAACAATTGTAGGTCCTGTAGGTATAACTTCTACCTTGTAAAAATCTTCAACAATCGGCTTTAGTCTTTCAAATAGTCCTGCAACAACTGGGGCTATTTCTGGATTGTTTTTATTTAAAGTAGGATATGTTGCTACTCTGTCTTTCCAATAATTAGAATCATAAACAACAGTTCCATTTTCATTAACGTGGCTTTCTGTTACATCCCAAATTGTTAAAGACTTTGCAGCCTTTTCTAAAAAGTCCATCTCTTCTTGAGTCATAAAATTTTCTAACTCAACAATCATATCTTTGCTATTGCCAAACCACCCAGAAGGTGTCATAGAAGGCTTTCTAACAACAACAGATGCTTCTGATTTATCCATAATTTGATTATATCATAGGGTTTATACCCTATAATTCCCTCTCAATCTCTAGTTGTTTTAAAAACCTTTCTGGATTGAATCTCCAGTTATCTTTTGCAAAAGAAGTGACAATTTTAATGCAGACATTCTCATAGTCTTCCTTGTCTAACTTATCCTTCAAAGAGTGCAATGCTTCAACTGTATCTATATAGTTTTGCCTTACAAATGATGGATCTCCTGCGTGGTTTCTTTTTAAAACCTTTGTATTTATTTTTCCAGATGGCTCATACATAGATACAGTTAAATAGTCTTTTGCAAAGCCAGCATCTTGATACATTTCATATCCTTCGTTAGCCTGCTTTTCATTATCAAAAGATATTATTGATCTAACTGGAGACTCTCCATCTCTTGAGACTGTAATTATATAATGACTAATTTTTCCATCTTTTGCATTTTGAATATAGTTATTTACCATATCATCATGGTTTGGCCTTGTGTCGTTCATTGTGCACCAGTATTATCATTAACGTAAAGTTTTAATGTTTTTGTTTCATGCTGTCCTCGTGTTTTTCCATTTTCATCAACAGCATCTCTATACCAATCAGTCCATTGCCCAGAAGAGTTTAGCACTTGTGCTGCTTCTCCATAGGCAATATTGGACTCTGTTCTAGACCTGTCTTCATCTTTATAATTAACAATTTCTATAGCACTATTATTTAAATTAGTCAAAGATATTGGAATGATTGTTGCTAATGGCGTTCCAGCCTTTATTGTTACTTCTTTATTTGCTGATTTTGCCTTAATCGCTAAAGGAAGCGGATTATCAAAAAAGGAAGTGCTAATTAGATTTGACATTGTCTCAAAATCTTCATTAAAATAGTTTACTGGATTTATGCTAAGTATGCTTACTTCTTGTTCAGTTTTAAAAACTAACCCAGTGTTAAGGCTAAGAGAAGATTGCCCTCTTCCAGTATAAGACCCTTCTGGTGCAGAAACAATCTTAATGTGGTCTTGTGTTTGGTCATTTATCCCATCCCAGATAAAAGAAATATCCTCTAAGCATGAAAGACTCCATCCAATAACATTTGCTTGTGTTACAGGAAAACATCTATATGCATGATTTTCTGATGTAGCATCCATCCAATCTCTTTTGATAGACATGGGAGAAATTACAAAAGAGTTGCCAGGCATCTTCTCAACTGAGATGTTGATCACTATTCTTTATCCCACTTTGGGTCATACATATCTGGTGTATGGTACTTCTTGCTGTAGTCAAGCATAGTAACAATTGAATACTTTGTTCCAGAGTGTACTGGCATTGCTTGATGAGGATACATGAAGTTTGATGGGAAAATGTAAAGATCTCCAGCCTTTGGCTTGATATTCAGACCTTGCAGTCTAAAATACAACTCTCCACCCTCATAGTCATCATTAACATATGCAACAAGTGAGACCGTGCAATTGTATGAGTATCCGTGATCGTGGTGTTCTTTAAAGTGTTGACCTGGACCATACTTAATAAAATTAAAGGCTTCCCAATATTTTAATGGCATAATATTGTAATCTCTTCTGTAATCTTCTACAGCAGCAGCCTGTGCGTCATATATATCTTGCCATAAAGATTGTAGTTTTAGCGACTCTTCGCTTTTGTCTAATTCTATGTCACTTTTCTTAAATTTAAAATCTACGCAGTCTCTATAGTCTGGCATCAATTGTTGATATCCTACGTATGCTGGCATCCAATGGTATCTTTTGCCTTCTGCTGATAATTCTCCATACCCAGCAACAGAGCCAAGAGCATTTTCAAGTCTGTTTATTACATCAAACTCGTTTTTTATAACGTTTCTGTAACACACAATTCCATTTCCAAGAATTTCTTTTTCTGTCCAAGTTTGCATTTTGTTTCCTATCTATACTCTCGTCTTGACCATACTTTATTTTTATATACCCCGCCATCTGGTTGACGGTAAAAGTTTGCGTTATCTACCATTTTACCATACATATCAGATTGACTTAAAATTTCTATTTCGTGTTCCCAGTTTTCTCTTTTAAATGGCAGCACCTGAAGATATGGAGTTCCTGCTGGGATTGTTCCTTCCCATCCATCTGCAATAAAAAATGGAAAACTTCCAAGAAGATGCACCTTGTCGCTGTCAACAATTCCAGTAGTGTTCATAAATGGAAGATCAAATCTGTTCATTGGTGTCATAAACAGAGCACTATAACCTTCTGGCAACTCTAGCCCCCAGTCAGAACTCCAAGCAAAATGATGTGTATAAAATCCTTTTGGATGTTCAAACTGTGGCATTGGTGGTCTCTGGGTGCAAAAGTCTTTATACTTAGGATCAGCGACTGTTACATTAATTACTCCGTAAGAATTTTTGGCAAATGTTAGATCGCATGGGGTTTTAAACACATACCCTGTTGAAAAAGCATCCATGATTGCTGGGCAGGCTTTCCAGGTTGGAATCTTTCCGTAATCATCTGTTGTTCCTTCTTTAGGAAATGGACAAACCTCTTTTGGGGCCTTGTAGTATTCTCCATTTGGCATTTTTGCAAATCTGTCTGCATCCTTATACCAATCTGGAATTTCTTTTTGTGTTGGAACAGGAACAGAAACGCTATCTTTATTTAGCCATGGTCTGAATGATCGGAAAATAGCAACAAGAGACACTACTTGTGTCCCAGTTCATTAATGTCTGTCATTACGACAACACAATATTTTGCTCCCTCTTTCATTGGTAAGGATGCATGCTCATAGATATAGTTAGATGGGCAAATTAATATATCTCCTACCTTTGGAGTATGAGTATATCCGTCAAGTCGTGGGAACCTAATTTCTCCACCTTCATAGTCTTCATTTATATATATTACTGCGGATACAGTGCAGTTGTACATTGGACCGTGATCTGCATGAATATTAAAGTGAGTTCCTTCTCCTTCGTATTTTACAAAGTTAAATGCTTCATAGTATACAACATTTATTCCCCAGTACCTGGCATAGTCATCAACACAAAACTTTAACTTTTGATAGATCTCTTCATG